ATAAAATGCCATTTGAAATTATCAACGCAGTTAGAGCCAAATCAACAATTCGTATTGTTGGTGGTGTAGCTAACACACATATAAACTTATCATCTCTTTCTGCTCAAACAGATGAAACTGTAACTTCGGCCGCTATTGCTCAGGTGTCTTGTTCAACAAACGGCATCTATAGAATTTATAGAGGTAATAGTAGCGCTGGCACTTTAATATTAGAACTTTGCACACCAGCAAACCTTGTTCTGTATGAATACGATATTACTTTTGCTAATAATGCAACCGCTAATGTTTTTGTTGAACACACAGGCACCGCAGGAACTTTGGTAATGCAATTAGCAAAATCGGCTACATATAGCCCAGCACTCACAGGAATGTAATATGAAACTTATTACCGAAATGATAGACAATGTAAAGTATCTTACCGAAAAGACAGAAGATGGTAAGAAAAAACTTTTCATTGAAGGCACATTTTTAGTTGGCGACCAAGTCAACAAAAACAATCGTATGTATAAAATGGATACACTTCGTAATGAAGTTGCCCGTTATACAGAAGAATTCATCAACACCAATCGTGCATTAGGTGAATTAGGTCATCCAGATACACCATCAATTAACCTTGAGCGTGTGTCGCACAAAATTGTATCTCTCAAAGAAGATGGCAATACCTTTTATGGTAAGGCTCTTATTCTTGGTACACCTTATGGTCAAATCGTTGAGAACTTTATCAACAACGATATCCAAGTTGGTGTATCTTCCAGAGCTCTTGGTTCTTTACAACAGACCAGAGAGGGTTACAACCTTGTTCAGGATGACTTAAAGTTAGCTACAGCAGCTGACATTGTTGCCGACCCATCGGCGCCAGGTGCGTTTGTTCAAGGTATTATGGAGAACAAAGAATGGATGATGATTGACGGCAAGTTTGTGGAAGCAGATTTTGACCGTGCAAAGAGAACTATTCAGAGAGCTTCCAAGTCACAAATAGAGGAAACTGCTCTTAAATTGTTTGAAAACTACCTCAGAAAACTTTAATTTTATAAATAAGAAATCATAAGGAGATTCCTAATGGCAACAAATAAACTCATGGAAGCCGCAGCAGAAATCTTGTCGTCAAGCAAGAAATCAGCTCCAGCTATGCCGCCTGAAAAACTGGCCGGTGAAGTCCACGATGCTGGCGGTCCAACACCACAAAATTATAAGAACGATGATGATTCTGCAAAGATTACGCCATCGTCTAAGAGTGCTACGGCACCTACAACCAAACCTTCTGATGCTTCTCCAGATACCCAACTTAAAGTTGGTGGCGGCAAAAAGCAAATGAAAGAAGATGAGATTAAATCTGATTCTGTCATTGCTGAAAAGTCCCATGAAATGGAAGACGAAGATGAGGATGATGAAGAAGATAAAAAAGAAATGAAGAAAAAGATGAAAGAAGATGTTGACGCTCTCTTTGCTGACGATTCTACCATTTCTGAAGAATTCAAATCCAAAGTTTCTACCATTTTTGAAGCTCGTGTTGCCGACCGTGTAACACAAATTCAGGAAGAAACAGAAGCCAAATATGCTTCAATGCTTGAAGAAGCTGTTGAAGAAATCAAATCCGACCTTACCACTAAAGTAGATGACTACCTCAACTATGTTGTTGAGCAGTGGTTGGCCGATAACGAAATTGCTATTGAGTCCGGTCTCCGTGCCGAACTCACCGAAGAATTCATTGCTGGTCTGCGTAACCTCTTTGCTGAACATTACATTGATGTTCCTACAGAGAAGGTTGACCTCGTTGATGAACTTGCTGGTAAAGTTGAAGAACTGGAAAGCAAACTCAACGAAGAAATTGAGCGTGGCATTAGTTTTGCCAAAGCTCTCGTAGAGTCCCGCAAGAGTGAAATTACCCGTGAAGTTACAGAAGGTCTTACGACTACACAAGCTGAAAAAGTAAAAACGCTCGCAGAGAGTGTTGAATTTTCCACAGAGGAAGAATACAAAGAGAAGCTTGAGACAATTCGTGAGAACTACTTTCCATCTGGTGTTAAAAAGGCCGATGAGACACAACTACACGAAAAGGTAGAAGAAACAGAAGAACAAAAAGTGATTGCTGATCCATTTGTTGCTGCTGTCTCTAAAGCAATTTCTAAAACCAAAATTTAAGTTTAAACAAAAATAGGAGACACTTAAATGTATTTGTCCGAAAATCTACAAAAGAAATGGGAAGGTGTTCTGGACCATCCAGACCTGCCAGCTATTGCTGACCCATATCGTAAAGCCGTTACGGCTGTTATCCTTGAGAATCAAGCTCAAGAGATGACCAAAGCTGGTGAAATCCTGCAAGAAACAGGTTCGCCAACTAACTTTGCTGGTACAGGTGGTTTCAGCGGCTCTGCTGCTGCCGCTGGTCCTGTTGCCGGTTTTGACCCAATCCTGATTTCTCTGGTTCGCCGTTCGCTGCCAAACCTCATTGCTTATGATGTTTGCGGTGTTCAGCCAATGACCGGTCCTACAGGTCTCATTTTCGCAATGCGTTCCCGTTACAGCTCACAAGGCGGTACAGAGGCATTCTACAATGAGGCTAACACTCAGTTTGGTGGTGCTAACACCGCTCTTGCTGCTGCTATTCAAAACCAGTTGACTTCTTTGGCCATTGCTGCTAACACGACAGAGACATTTGTTTCTAACGCTCAAGCTGCTGTTGCTATGACAACCGGTTCTGCTGAAGCTCTTGGCGACGGCGCTGCTGGTAACACATTCCAAGAAATGGCATTCTCCATTGAGAAAGTTACGGTTACTGCAAAGACCCGTGCTCTCAAAGCAGAATACTCCATGGAACTCGCACAAGACCTGAAAGCTGTTCATGGTCTGGATGCTGAGACAGAACTCGCTAACATTCTGTCCACAGAAATTCTCGCTGAAATCAACCGTGAAGTTATTCGTACCATCTACGGTGTTGCTAAACTAGGCGCACAAGTCGGAACGACAACCCGTGGTACATTTGACCTTGACACCGACTCTAACGGTCGCTGGATGGTTGAAAAAGTTAAAGGTCTGGCTTTCCAGATTGAGCGTGAAGCTAATACAATTGCCAAAACGACTCGTAGAGGCAAAGGTAACATTATGATTTGTTCGTCTGATGTTGCTTCTGCTCTCGCAATGGCCGGCATCCTTGACTATCAATCTGCTCTGCAAGGTCAAGTTAACCTGACAGTTGACGATACTGGTAACACATTTGCTGGTACTCTGTTTGGTCGTATTAAGGTCTATATTGACCCATACTTCCCAGCTGGTTCCACAAACGAATTTGCAGTTGTTGGTTACAAAGGTTCCAACGCCTATGACGCAGGTATTTTCTACTGCCCATATGTTCCTCTGCAAATGGTTCGTGCAGTTGATACTGGTACTTTCCAACCAAAGATTGGCTTCAAAACTCGTTACGGCCTCGTTGCTAACCCATTTGCGGAAGGCACATCGCAAGGTCTTGGCGCTTTGACAGCTCAGTCCAACAATTACTATCGTGGTTTTGCAATCAAGAACCTGATGTAATTAAACCAGAGTGTCATATAAGAATAATAATAGACACTCGCTGTAACTTAAAGACCCGCCCTAAAAAGCGGGTCTTTTTTTTCATATAAATAATGTTATGACTGATATCATAGTAATGTCTGATTTGCTTGATATACGAGCAAGAAAACTAAAAGAGTTAGAGTTCTACAATCAACAACTAAAAGAACTCCAACTAAAGATGGTATTCATTCAACAAGAAATAACTTTGACCAATCGTATTATCAACATGATTGAAAAAGAACAACTTATTGACATTGGTCTGCACATTAAAAGAACTACATGACGGCACTTAACAGAAACCCTAGTAATCCTAACCCATTACAACCAAATAAATTCCTATTGACATTTGGCCGTGTACCAAATATGCAATACTTTTGCCAAAATGTTACGGTGCCAGGTATCTCTTTGTCGGAAGCCATCATTACAAACCCTTTTGTTGACCTCTATTCTCCAGGCGAAAAAGCCATTTATGATTTATTGAATGTTACTTTTATCATTGATGAAGAATTAAAAGGTTGGTTAGAGATACACGATTGGATTCGTGCGATGACCTTTCCTGTTTCGTTCACAGAATATCAAAAGTTGCCTACATTAAACAGGTATCAATCTGCTTCTAAAGATATCAGTAAAAAGTTTCCACAATTTAGTGATGCCTCATTGACATTATTTTCGTCATCAAATACTGAATACTACCGATTCAAATTCTACGAAGTATTCCCAACAACACTCTCAACCTTCATTATGAATTCCCAGGATGGGCCAGACAACATATTAACTGCCGATGCCACATTTCGGTATAGTTATTATGATGTTGAAAAATTGTTCTAATACCGCTTGACTTTTTAACCAATCTTTGATATACTCCTGTTCAGGAGGCTTATTGTTTATGAAAAATTTGGATGAAATTTTAGAAGAATGGCGGAAAGATTCCGACATTGACCGTACCGAACCAGGTAAGGCATTGTTAGACATACCTAAACTTCATAGTAAATACCTAAACGCTCTTTCTCAGCACCGTATGCTTGCCAAGCAAGCAGAATTCAATTATAATAAATGGAAAAAAATTAAGTGGGAGTATTACACAGGTAAGTTAGATGACGATGAGCTTCAGAAATATGGATGGGAACCTTTTCCGTTTGTTATCAAATCCGACTTATCTACATACTTAGAGAGTGATGAAGATTTAAACAAGTATATGGCAAAAAAAGCCATACATGAAGAAATTGTAGAGATATGCCAATCTATTTTGAAAGAGCTAAATAGTAGAACATATCAACTTAGGTCATTTATTGATTGGGAAAAGTTCATACAAGGGGTATGACGGACAAATTCGCCTTATTATAAATAAAGATAAGGAGAAAAATATGTTAGAATCTTTATCTAAATTTCTTGGAATAAAACACCATGACATTGATATGACAGGGTTATTATTCAGTAATGATCCAAAAGTTTCAAAAGAAGAAGCATTGAAACGAAATTCAGAATTTATTACTTGTCCAAAATGTGGCGTAAATGGTAATAGACCAAACATGATGCGTTGGCATTTTGAAAAATGTAAAACTCATTTGAAAAATTGTGAGCAATGTGATAGTATTATACCAAGACAAGGCGTAAAAGACCATCTTTACAATGCTAAAAAATATTGTAATAGAAAGTGTTACATGGAAAGTAAAAAAGGAAAAAAACCAATTGAAATGACAACTGAGGTTAGACAAAAACTTTCAGAGGCTAAAAAACAATATCATGCTAGATGTAATACTATACAAACAAAATGAAGCTTTCATAAAAGTTGAATGTGAAAGAAGTGTTGCTCAGGAACTTTCAGATTATTTTTGTTTTTTTGTTCCTGGATATCAATTTACTCCTGCATATAAAAGTAGAGCCTGGGATGGCTGCATAAGGCTTTTTGACCTTCGTAATTACACCATATATCATGGTCTAATTCCATACATAGAAAAATTTTGTGCCGAAAGAGATTACAGTTTAGAAATAGCCGATGCTATCAAGCTTACACAAGAATTCTCAGGTGTTGAGGCATTAGAGTTCATAAAAACATTAAATTTGCCACATGAACTGCGTGAGTATCAATGGAAATGTTTTCTACAGGCCGTTCGCAACAAGCGACAACTTATACTATCACCAACTGCATCAGGTAAATCACTTATCATTTATTTGATTGTTCGTTGGTTACAAGAAGCAGATTTCAAAAGAGGGTTACTAATTGTTCCTACTACATCATTGGTAGAACAAATGTATTCTGACTTTGCTTCTTATGGTTATGATTCAGACAAATACTGTCATCGTCAATATTCTGGTAAAGAGAAACATACAAACAAGTTTCTTACCATCACTACATGGCAATCAATCTATAAAAACGAAAAAGATTACTTTGAACAGTTTGATTATGTGATGGGCGATGAAGCACACCAGTTCAAGGCTAAATCACTTACAACTATTTTATCTGGTTGCACAAACGCTAAATATAGGATAGGCACAACAGGTACATTAGATGGCACGCAAACACATCGCCTAGTATTAGAAGGTTTGTTTGGGCCAGTTTATAAGGCAACAACAACATCTGAATTAATTGAACAAGGCCATTTAGCTTCTTTTAACATTAAATGCCTTGTATTAAAGTATCCTGAACCTCTATGTAAGATGGCTCGTGATTGGGATTACAATACAGAAATAGATTATATTGTTCAGAATAAAGCAAGAAATGAGTTTATTAAAAATTTGGTATTGTCATTAGAAGGCAATACACTCATACTATTCCAATTTGTGGAGAAACATGGAAAAGATTTACACAACATTATCAAATCTGCTGCTGGCAAGCGTCATGTATTTTTCGTATATGGTGGTACAGATGTTGAGATACGGGAATCGGTGCGTTCAATTACTGAAAAAGAAACAAACGCTATCATTGTTGCTTCTTACGGGACTTTTTCTACTGGTGTTAATATCCGTAACCTTCACAATATCGTATTTGCCAGTCCATCCAAATCCCGCATCCGTAATCTTCAATCAATAGGTCGTGGGCTTAGAAGGGGTGACAATAAAACAGAAGCAACTTTGTTTGATATTGCAGATGATTTTCGTGTAGGTAAGTTTGTCAACTATACTCTTAAACACTTTATTGAAAGAGTAAAAATATATGATGAAGAAAAATTCAAATATAAGTTTTATAACATAGAGTTAAAAAATGCTAACGACCAATAACAATATAAAGATAGTTCGTTTTCACGGTGGCGAAGATATAATAGCGGATTTTATTGAAGATAAAGAAAATGAAACTGTCATGTTGGTAAACCCAATGCAGGTTATCTTTAAAAGAATACCTACTGGTCAAACAGTAATGATGATGATGCCTTGGTTGCCTATTGAAATCATAAAAGACAATACGGCATTGGTCTATACTTCAGACATTCTTACCATCATAGACCCTAAAGAATCTGCTATTAAACACTATGGTGAAGTAGTTATAGAAGCACAAAAACGAATGGAAGAAATTGATGTTATAAGTGAAGAAGATGAAGATGAGGAAGATGAAGAAGAAACTGAAGATTTATCTGTAGAAGAACTATTTGAAATAATTAAAGACAAAAAGAATAAGAGCATACATTAATGGATTATACTGATGTTATTGTGAAAAAACCATGGGGTTCAGAGTACCTTTGTTATCGCAACGAAGAAGTTGCAATTTGGTATCTTTATATTCAAAAAGACAAGCAAACATCCATGCATTGTCACCCAAATAAAAATACTGGTTTTGTTGTGTTAGAAGGTAAAGCAGAGTTATCTTTTCTGCGGAACTCCATGCAACTAGAAGGGTTAGATAAAATTCATATCTTTCGTTCCCGTTTCCATTCTACACGAGCAATAACAGATTCTTTTATTTTTGAAATTGAAACGCCAGAAGATAAACATGATTTAGTAAGATTAGATGATGCCTATGGTCGTGCAGGTACAGAATATGAAGGCAAAAATGCACATTTACCAAAAGATGATTCGTGTTTTTGGATTGAAGAAGCTTCAGAAACACCTAAAGAGTATGTGATTCGTGATTGTGTAGTAAAACATTTTCTAATAACCAACAAAAATCAGCTGCTAAATAAGCAAGAAGAAGAACTGTTTATCGTTACAAAAGGTGGCATAGTCACTAAGAAAAACGAAAAAGTGGTTTGGCCTGGTGATGTAATTGATGGTAAAACATTACACCGACTGGCAACAGCATTTGAATTTGAACCTAACACATCAATGATATATGTGAATAAATGATTTATCTTTTTGATTTGGACATTACATTATGGGATACTTTTGATAAGCATGGTAATCCTATATGGGCAAAACAGTTGGTGCCGCCATACAATCTTAATGGCAATACTATAACTGACGATGTTTTTGCTAAATGCACGCTACGCAAAGGCGTAAAAGAATACTTGATACACCTCAGAAGTGAGGGTCATCAGGTTGGTTTCATTTCTGTTGGTGCATACTTTGGTATGCCTCAATCAAAACAACCATCTATGCGACTTATGGAATTGTTTGGTATTCTTCGTTATTTTAATGGTGTTCATGTGTTAGAATACAAGACATACAATAAAGCACAATTCATATCTACCTTAGATGATAAAATTATTTTTTACGATGATAGCCAAAAGAACTTAGAAGCAGTAAAAGATTTAACAAATGTTACGGCAATAGATTCAATAAACATTATGGATTGGTCACAACTGATTGGAAAAAAATATGATTGATATATTATTTGTTCACCCTAACGCATCTAAAAAAATCTATCAAGGATTAGCAAACAAAAATTCTGCCATTGAGCCGCCAATATGGGCAGCAATGTTGGCAAATAGTGTTCGTTCTAAAGGTTATAGTACCGAAATCTTAGATACTGAGGTAGAACAATTAGATTACATTACTTCTGCCAAAAGAATTACAGAATACAAAGCAAAGATTGTTTGTTTTGTTGTATATGGCCAACAACCATCCGCATCGTCACAAAATATGGAAGGTGCAACTGCTACTGCCGCAGAGTTACGAAACCTAGAGCCAAATACATTTATATTGTTTGTTGGTGGTCATGTTGCGGCATTGCCAGAAGAAACACTTAAAAAAGAACCTTACATTAATGCAGTATGCCAAAATGAAGGTGTTTATACAATTCATAATCTATTGCAAGCGCCAACATTTGAAGATTTCTATTTGAGAAAAGTTGATGGTCTTGTGTTTAGAGATTCAGAAAACAATATTGTGTTTAACGCACCATCACCTGTTGTGCCAAAAGATATGTTAGAAACAGATTTACCTGGCATGGCATGGGATTTATTGCCATCATTATCGCAATATCGCACCGCTGGTTGGCACTCATGGTCTAACAACACAGAAAAACAACCATTTGCGGCACTCTATACAAGTTTAGGATGTCCTTATAAATGTTCATTCTGTATGATTAACATTATCAATAGAACTAAACAAGGAACAAATGTATCATCGGCTGATAGTAATATCTTTCGCTGGTGGTCACCTGAGTTTATGATAAAACAGTTTGACTATATTGCTTCACAAGGTGTTCGTAATGTAAAAATTGCCGATGAATTGTTTGTATTGAACCCAAGGCACTTTGAAGCAATTTGTGATTTAATTATTCAACGAGGTTATGATTTTAATATTTGGGCTTATTCTAGGGTTGATACCTGTAAGCCTAAGTATTTGGACAAGTTATCTAAGGCCGGCGTAAAATGGTTAGGACTTGGCATTGAGAATCCAAATAATGAATTGCGTAAAGAAATTCATAAAGAAGGTTTTCAAGAAGTCAAAGTATTGGATTTAATTCGTATGATTCGTGATGCAGGTATTAATGTTGGTGGTAACTACATCTTTGGTTTACCATATGATACAAAAGAATCTATGCAAGCAACATTAGATTTTGCTTTAGAGAATCCAACTGAGATGGCCAATTTTTATTCTGCAATGGCATACCCAGGAAGTCCTTTGCACAATCAGGCCAGAATTTTTGGTATAAAATTGCCAGACACTTACGCAGGTTATAGCCAACATTCATATGAAACCTTAAACTTAGCAAATGACCATTTGACTGCGGCAGAAATACTTTCATTTAGAGATAAAGCGTGGGATACTTATCACCAAAGTCCTAAGTATTTGGAACTGATGAAAGAAAGATTTGGTCAAAAAGCGGTTGATGAATTAAATGACACCAAAACAGTAAAACTTAAAAGGAAATTATTAGGAGATTGATATGAAAGCTTTGATTATAACATGGGAAAATTTCCAAGACCAAGAAGTAGTTTACCCATTTTACCGATTAAAAGAAGAAACTGATGATGTAGAAATTATGGCCAATGTTACAGGCAAATTTTTTGGCATTATGGGTGTGAATATGACTTCACATAAACTTTTAATTGAATTGGACAATGCAGAAAGGTATCAAAAATACCTTAATGAAACTGACATTCTTGTGTTACCAGGTGGAGTTAAATCACTAGAAAAACTTCGCCAAGAAAAAAATGTAATTCGCTTTATTGCGGACTTTGCAGCAACAGGTAAAGTAATTGCAAGCACTTGTCATGGTGCTCAACTAATGATTTCTGCTAAGATAGTGAAAGGTAAAAAGATTAGTGGTTACTACTCATTAGAAGATGACATTAATAATGCAGGCGCTATATACAGTAGAGAGCCTGTTGTTGTAGATGGTAACATTGTATCATCACCACATTATGACCATATGGGTATTTGGATGAAAACTGCGATTGATATGACAAATGGAAAAAGATAAACTATTAAACATACACAAAAAAGCAGCAATATGTAGAGCGTTTGAAGAAGAAGTTTACAGGCAAGTAGAAGCAAAAACAATTAAAATACCTGTATATCTTTCTGCTGGTCAAGAATACATTTCTGCTACTCTATCGGAATATCTTGGTGATGTAGATAAACAAATCTTTATTCAACACCGAGGCCATTCTACTTACCTTAATTTTGGTGGTAATATGGAAGAACTCATACTAGAACTTCTTGGAGATAAAAGAGGTTGTGCTAATGGTATGGGTGGTTCAGCATCAATACAATCCAGAGAAAAACAAATTTATGGCCATGATGGTCTAATGGGTTCACATGGGCCAATTGCAACTGGTGCCTGTTATGGTAATAAAAAATTTACTCTGTGTTTTACTGGCGATGCTGCAGCCGAAGAAGATTACTTTGTTGCGGCAATTGGTTGGGCGTCTACAAAAAAATTACCAATTTGGTATATCGTAGAAGATAACAACCTTTCTATTCTTACTGAAAAGAAAGTAAGACGAAATTGGGAAATGCACGACATTGCTGGCGCTTATAAGATGAAAGGGTTTGATTTGTCTGATGACCCTAAAGATATTTGGAATCATTTAGTAAATTGTGGAAAAGATGAACCTGTTCTGTTTAACATACGAACCAATCGTTTGTTTTGGCACGCTGGTGCTGGCATTGATGACCCAAATATTCCAGATGTTCATAAAAATTATGTAATTTATTTTGGCGAAAAATATAATAATGAAGCAAAAGAAATTGTGAAGGAGGCTTGGAACAAATGCCTACGCTAAGAGAAACAATTAAAGAAACTGTTAGGCATCATCTAACTAAAGAAAATGGCATTGCTATGGGTCAATGTTTGACCGCAGTTGGTTGGGTTGGCGGCACATTACCAGAACTTTATGAAGATGATGGTATGGTTGAATTGTCAATGGCTGATGTGGCAGGTGGCGGTATTGCAGTAGGTGCTGCATTAGCAGGTCGTAGACCAATGTATGTCATTCGTTATCAAGGTTTTAATTGGTATAATGCACCAATGATTACAAATTATGCCGCAAAGTCAAAAGACATATGGGGTATTTCATGCCCAATGTTTGTTCGGTCAATTGCTATGGAAGGTGCAATTGGTCCTGTGGCAGGTTCTTCTCATCACTCGCTTTACTATCGTATGCCTGGGTTAAAAATATTTTCACCTATGACACCAGGCGAATACAAATATGTTTATGAAAAATTTATGTCAGAAGATGAAGTGTATTATGTTTCTGAACATCGTGGTGCATACAATAACACAGTAGAAATGGAAAATATTTTTAATGTAAAAGCACACATTACTTTATTTCCTATTTCAATTACAAGGTTTGCTGCGATAGAGGCTGCAAAAGAATTACGAGAACAGGGTATCATTGTAGATGTATGCCATATTATGCAAATCAAACCTTTTATTCCAAATGCTATGGGTATAGAATCATTAAGAATAACAGGCAAAGGCATTGTTTTAGATGATGACTATGTTGACGGTATTGCAAAGAGTTTGGCATTTGATTTAAACAAACAATCAGGTGCAGACATTCATGTGATGGGTCTAGAAAACAAAACAGCTGGTTTCTATTCGCAAGTTGATAATTTGCCTCCAAATAAAGATGACATTATAAGGAAAATAAAAAGTTTACTATGAGTTCACTACAATACCGTAAATCTAGGATGTCTCAAATGGCCACACAATGGCGAATGGAAAAAGTAAGAGATTTGTTCATTCGTAAAAAAGTGCCTGACCATTTGTATAATGATTTGCGCCGTTCTATTGGCATTTATATTGCAAGAGCTTTGCATTTTGATTATACAGAAAATGAATCAGAATTTATTTACCAATTAAATCAACACCGAGATATTAGGTTGAATGTTACACCAAATGGTGGTGTTGTACCTAAAAAAGAGTTTGCATTAGAATACAATTTGTTTATTCGTAGTTGGTGTAATTTGGTTGCTAATCTTATTGAAGATAGTCCAGATTATTTGAAGAAGTTTCGTTTAACACCAAACATTCGCATTAAGTATGCAAGAGAATTAGAAGATAACATTGGTCGTGGTTTAGATACTGCTTTGCCACATTCAGATGCGTGGGTTGAAGGACCATGGGGTATGAACTGTCATATGCCAATTTTTGGTGATAGTGACCGCAATTACCTCCATTTCTATAAACTAAAAGATGAATCAAAGTTTGATGATAAATTTTTAGAAACTTCTGCTGAATACACAGATATGCAATGGGTAGTGGACTACTATGAAGATGATGATGTGATTCCAGAAAAAGGCTATATAAACATAAGTGATTATGCTTTAATCCACAAAACAAATAGATTGCCAAATGCAGGTACCCGTGTTTCTATTGATACGACAATCTTTGCAGGTGACCATGATGTTCACCCTGACCGCAGATTAGAATACTTAGACCATATACCTTTTATTGGTGAAGAACTTTTTATCGCCTGTAATGTGAGTGAATTTGATAAACCACATGAAAAGAATACCGTATTCAGTCACTATACAAGCGGAACATTAAACCATGTTAAATTATGATTATCACAAAAACACCCTATCGCCTTTCCTTGTTTGGCGGCGGTACTGACTACCCAGCTTGGTATAATAAACATCCAAGCAAGTGCTTATCTGCCGCCATGGCACATTACTGTTATGTTCATGTAAAGCAATTACCGCCTTTTTTTGAACACACAATTCGTTTATCTTATTCAAAGTTAGAGAATGTAAATTCAGTTGATGAGATTGACCATCCTTCTATTCGTGCTTGTTTAAAATATTGTAACATTGATGGCAACATAACAGTTGGCCACGATGGTGATTTACCTGCTAAATCAGGTATTGGTTCTTCTTCATCTTTTACAGTTGGTTTGTTAAATGCCCTTCATGCTTTAAATGGCATTGAATTGTCAAAAGAAGAATTAGCACAGAAAGCAATTATTGTTGAACAAAACCTTATTGGTGAAACTGTTGGTATACAAGACCAAATTATGGCGGCTCATGGTGGTATAAGATTGATTGATATGTCAATTGCTGGTTGGAAATCTAGTGCATTTGAAATTTCATCTGATTATAAAACATACCTAGAATCTAACATCATGCTTGGTTTTTCTGGTGTTTCTCGGTACTCAGAGGTTCAAGCAAAGAAAAAAGTAGATAATATCAAAGAAGGAACAATAGAAAACCTTCTCTTAGAAACAGTAGATTTGGCAAATGAAGCTATTGATACCATTAGCAAAGAAAAAGAAATGTTTGTGATTGGAGATTTGCTAGATAAAGCATGGAAAATAAAAAGAGATTTAGCTGATGGTGTCACTCAACCATGGATAGATGATATCTATTATACTGCTATTGAAAGTGGTGCATATGGTGGTAAATTAATGGGTGCTGGCGGTGGAGGGTTCTTTATGTTTCTTGTGCCGCCAGATGAACAACAAGAATTCAAAGAAAAAATGCATCAAATTAAAGTATGGGTGCCATTTAAATTTGACAATAACGGTACACAAATCATTTTAAAAAATTCGTGAGGCAATATGAAATACCCTTTGATGAGAAATAATATTACACGACAAGATTTAGATGCCATGATTGAGCATCTAAAACAAGATGACCCAATACTTACAAATGGACCTAAGTGTAAAGAGTTTGAAGAAGCTTGGTCAAAATGGCTTGGTGTCAAATACTCGGTGTTTGTAAATTCTGGTGCATCTGCTAATTTACTTTCAATGACTGTATTGAAAATTAAACATCCTGAGGGCGGTGAAGTAATTGTGCCGCCATTGACATGGATATCTGATGTTGCCTCAGTTATTCAATGTGGGTTTACACCAGTATTTGTTGATGTAGATATTGACACTTTAGGTATGAATAGTGATGATATTATTCGTGCTATTACTCCAAATACCCGTGCAGTATTTTTATCACATATCCAAGGGTTTGATGCACTTACTGATGACTTGATATCAACTCTGGCCAAAAACAACATTCCATTAATTGAAGATGTTTGCGAGTCACATGGAGCAATGCACGGAAGTAAGCTTTGCGGTAGTATTGGATGGATGTCAAACTTCTCTTTCTATTATGCACACCACATGACAACAATTGAAGGCGGCATGGTATGTACCAATGATGAAGAAACATATAATATTCTTCGTATGTTGAGGTCACATGGCATGGTTAGAGAATGTGGTAATGAAAGAATGAAGTTGGCTTATAAGAGTAATTACCCTCAACTGAACCCTGATTTTATTTTTGCTCATGCAGCTTACAATATGCGTAACAATGAATTGGGCGGTATTCTTGGACTATCACAGTTGCCAAACTTAGATAAAAATGTTACACTACGGAATAGAAATCACGAAAGGTTTTTATCTAAACTTAACCAAAACAAATACTTTGTTGGGTTTAAATTGTTAGGCGCAAGTAACTATGCCTTTAATTTAATACTGAAAGATAAAGACCAAGAGTTGGCAAATAGAGTGATGACAAGAATGAAAGAAGAAGGCATTGAGTTTCGCCGTGGTAGTGCAGGTGGTGGTAATCAACTAAGACAACCATACTTAGAAAAATACATTCCAACAAACTATCATTTGAATTTCCCAAATACAGAACACATACATTTTTATGGTTTCTATATTGGTAATTTTCCATCAATGCAATTAGAAGATATTGATTTTATCACCAAAACATTAAACGAGGCATAAATGGCAAACATATTAGTTACAGGTGGTGCAGGTTATATTGGGTCAATGTTGACACAAGACCTACTAAGTTTAGGTCATAATGTTACTGTGTTAGATAATTTTATGTATCAACAGTCATCACTTGGTCATCTATGTTATCACCCAAATTTTAGAATCTATCGTGGTGATGTGAGGGTAGAATCAGACATATTGCCAATTTTAAAGCAAGCTGATATAATTATACCTCTTGCAGCATATGTTGGCGCACCTTTGTGTGATAGGGATCCAGTTGGAGCATCTTCTACAAATAAAGATGCCATTTTTATGATGATGAAGTATTTGTCACAAGAACAAATTGTTTTAATGCCTACTACCAATAGTGCTTACGGAACAGGAGATTATTGTGATGAAACTTCACCTTTAAATCCTATTTCTCGTTATGCTAAAGATAAAGTAGAAGTAGAAAAGATTTTAATGGACCATCCAAATGCTACAAGTTTTAGGCTTGCAACTGTATTTGGTATGTCACCAAGAATGAGAATTGATTTGTTGGTAAATGATATGACTTACCGTGCTGTGCATGATGGTTTTGTTGTGTTATTTGAATCGCATTTTAAGCGAAACTACATTCATGTATTAGATGTATGCCAAGCATTTACAATGGCAATAGAAAATAAGAATATGAGAGGTCAAATTTATAATGTTGGCCTTTCAACTGCCAATGTTTCAAAGCGTGAACTATGTGATACAATTAAAAAATATGTACCACGATTTGAAATTGTTGAAGCAGAAATTGGTAGAGATAAAGACCAAAGAAACTATATGGTTTCCAATGAAAAGATTGAAAAAGAAGGATTTAAACCTAACTTTGATTTAGATATGGGTATTCAAGAGTTACTTAAAGGATATGCCATGCTAAAGAATACCAAATATGGAAATGTTTGAATATAACCGCTTGCTTTTAGATAAGGCTTGTGTTATAATTACCAAACACTTAACACCAGATTTATTACCAAAAAAGTGGGTAGAAAGAAACTCTACGAATCCTATGTTTGGTCATTGTCATACTGCATCAGCTTGCCTACAGAAATTATTTGGTAGCAAGAACATAAAGTTGTACCGTGCATTAGACGATGAAGGAATCTGGCATTGGTGGGCAGTAACTAAAGAAGGAGAAACAATTGACATTACAGCGGACCAATACTACTCTCAGAACAGAGTACCGCCATACGATAAAGGGGAGAAAGCTTCAATGTTAGGATTTGATTACAGAAAAAGAGTGTTGAAGCTTCTGGATATAGTTAGTAACAAATTACTTGCAACCGGAACACCACCATTATTACATATGTCAAGCGTAAAAAGAGGCGAAGATGACAAAAGCAACTAAACATTATGTGAACAATGCCGACTTTCTAGCAGCATTGATTGAATACAAAAAGGCTTGTGATGAAGCCAAAAAGAATAAGAAACCAGAACCATCAATACCAAATTACATTGGTGAATGTTTTCTGAAGATTGCAGACCACCTGTCACGCAAACCAAACTTTATTTCTTATTCTTTCCGTGACGAGATGATTGCAGATGGCATTGAAAACTGCCTGATGTATTTCCGTAACTTTGACCCGGACAAATCAAAGAACCCATTCGCTTATTTCACACAGATTATTTACTATGCTTTCCTGCGTAGAATTATGAAAGAGAAAAAGCAACTCTATGTCAAGTATAAGGCAACAGAGCAGTTTGGTATTTTAGATGAATTTGAAATGTTTGAAGATTCTGACGGCAATATGAGGCAATTTGAATTGTATGACAACATCTCTGAGTTCATTCATAATTTTGAAGAAAACAAACGCAAGAAAAAAGAAGGCAAACAAAAAGGTCTAGAGAAGTTTTTAGAAGAAGATTTGCCGTGAAATACTTGACAATTGTATTGTGTTGTTGTATAATGACAGGGTGTGCGCCATTTCTATTGTTGGCACACAAAAACTGCAAACAAGAAAACCCATGTCAAGGTCCAAAGGTTAAAATATTGGAGTGGTAAATGGATATAAAAAAAGTAAAACATCATATAAAACATCTCCAAGAATTACATGATGATTTAGATAAACAAATTATTGAAGAAGAAAAACATTATGGTAACGATGCATTAGTTGCCTTCTTAAAAAAGAAAAAACTTAAAATCAAAGATGAAATACAAGGTTTCAAAAGTCAAATAACATGAAGATATGTATTCTTGGTGATACCCACTTTGGTGCCCGAGGTGACTCGTTAGATTTTCACAAATACTTTGAGCGATTCTATGATGAGGTATTTTTTCCTTATCTGATTGAAAACAAGATTACTGATATATTTCAAATGGGTGATTTATTTGACCGAAGAAAGTATATCAACTTTAATAGCCTGTATCTGTGCCGCAAATATTTTTTTGAGAAGTGCGAACAATTGAACTTTGATGTTCACACCCTTCTTGGCAATCACGATGTAGCTTTCAAAAATACACTAGAGGTAAACTCAACTGGCTTGTTGTTGAATGAATACCACAACATCAAATGTTATAAAGAATTTGAAACAGTAGAATTTGATGGTGTTGCCGTTGACATTGTGCCTTGGATGTGTGATGAAAATGCTGAAGAAATTTTAGAAAAGATAAAAGAATCTAGTTCTCAAATTGCTTTTGGTCACTTTGAAATTCGTGGTTTTGAAATGGACAGAGGTAATGTTTCTGAGGTAGGCATTGACAAAGACCTATTAAAGAGTTATGATATCGTTTTGTCTGGTCACTTTCATCACAAATCATCTGACCACAACATTGTATATGTTGGCACACCTTATGAAATGACATGGTCTGATTACAATGACCCAAAAGGTTTTCATATATTTGATACGAAAACAAGGCAACTAGAGTTTATTCGTAACCCACTTACAATGTTTAACAAGGTAACATACGATGATACCGAACTTGACTTTGATTGGTGGAAAACATATGATTTTGAATCACTCAAAAATACCTATGTTAAAGTTGTGGTATTAAACAAGCAGAATCCATTTCTGTTTGACCATGTGATAGATAATATTTACAAGGCAAGTGTTGCTGACTTGTCTATCGTAGAAGATTTTACCGATGTTCTCATTGATACTGACCAAGACATTGTAGACCAGGCAGAAGATACGATGACAATTCTTTCTAAGTATATTGATAACTTGACATTAGATGTGGAATCTGATAAGCTTAAAAACATTATGCGTGAATTGTATGTTGAGGCATTGAACACAGAAGTGGCTGAATGATATTATTTCGTAATTTAAAGTGGAAAAATTTACTAAGCACCGGCAATTATTGGACAGAAGTTAACCTGTCTAGTAATACCAATACTTTGGTTGTTGGTGAAAATGGTTCTGGTAAAAGCACAATGCTTGATGCGTTGTGTTTTGGTTTATTTGGAAAACCATTTCGTAACATTAATAAACCACAACTCGTTAACTCAATCAATACCAAAGATTGTGTGGTTGAAGTTACATTTGATACCAACAATAAGAACTATCGTATTGTTCGTGGCATTAAACCAAACATCTTTGAAATCTATTGTAACGGCGACCTAATCAATCAAGAAGCTGCAAGCCGTGACTATCAGGAGTTTTTAGAGAAGTTTATTCTCAAACTTAATTACAAGTCATTTACTCAGATTGTAATTCTTGGTAGTGCCTCATTTACGCCATTCATGCAGTTGTCGGCATCTGACCGAAGAGCTATCATTGAGGATTTGTTAGACATTCAAATCTTTTCTACAATGAACTCTTTAGTAAAAGACAAACTATCCAATAACAAAGATTTACTTTCACATAAGAAACATGAGATAGAACTTGCACAACAGAAATACGATATGCAGAAGAAGCATATTGAAGAACTCAAACAAAACAATGAAGATAAGGTGAACGAATATGTTACGGAAATTTCATGTCATAATGATACCGTATCCTCACTATTGGCAAATGTTACAATCCTTGCATCCGAAGTCCAGTCGCTGCAAGAAATTGTGGCAACTAAAATTGAAACAGAGGCTAAGGTCAAGAAGATTACAAAAATTGAATCTCAAATTGAAACAAACTTATCCAAATTTCAAAAAGATATCAGTTTCTTTCAATCGCATGACAATTGTCCAACCTGTAGGCAAACCATTGCCATGGAATTTAAAGAAGAAGAACTTGGCAATCTCAATACCAAAGTTATGGAGTGCAAACACGGTCTCACTCAACTAGAACAAAAACTAAATGAAGAACAAGAAAAGTTGAATGACATTAATGAGAAGCAAAAACTCATTAATAAAAAGCAAGTTGAGATTGCAACAAACAATACCACAATCAACGAAACAAATAAACTGATTGCTCGTTTAAGTAAATTGGTAGATGAGTTGAAAGAATCTAAAGTAGTATCAGAAAAGGAAGAACAAGAATTAAGTAACATAAATGTATCATTAAAAGAGTTAAAGCAACATTTATGTGACCTTATAGATGAACGGACATATTATGAAGTCGCAAGCAATTTGCTAAAAGATACCGGCATCAAAACAAAGATTGTGAAACAGTATTTGCCAATCATCAATAAATTGGTGAATAAGTATTTGGCATCACTAGATTTCTTTGTCAACTTTAACCTTGATGAATCATTTAAAGAAACAATCAAATCACGCCATCGTGACGAATTTACCTATAACAATTTTAGTGAAGGTGAGAAACAAAGAATTGACATGGCATTGATGCTGACTTGGCGTGCTGTTGCTAAGTTAAAGAATTCGTCAAATACCAATCTATTGATACTTGATGAAACATTTGATTCTAGCCTTGATGCCAATGGCACAGAAGAATTGATGAAGATTCTACATATGCTAGAAGGTGTAAACTTGTTTGTTATCTCACACAAAGGAGATATACTGCAAGACAAATTTGCAAATGTGATTCGTTTTGCCAAAGAAAAGAATTTTTCAAGGATAATAAAATGACCAAAGACCAAATTCGTATTACTGATGGGTATGAAAGAACAGTAGATATTTTACCTACAAATGATGGTCAATATCAGGCTATAATGTTTGAAGCATCTACTGACTATCATCAAAATGCATGGTTTGCTACACTAGAAGAAGTTAAAAAATTTGCTGAAAGTTGGGTGAATAGAAAATGAGCGATATCTTAACCATTGACACCGGTGCTGGTGTAACATATAAACAAACACTAGACCCTTTGCCATTGTTTGACGAAAATCATCCGATGTTAAAGATGGTAATACCTGATTATAAACAAGCACTACCAAACCCAATTATGACAAATCTGGTAAAGCGTTTGCATATGACCAGAAAATTATATGGTGGTATTGGTCTTTCTGCCAATCAATGTGGTGTATTTGAAAGAGTGTTTGTAATTGGTACTGACCACTTTGATTTGGCTTGTATCAACCCAAAAGTAATTGAAATGTCGGCAGATGTAATGAAAAGTGATGAGGGTTGCCTCTCTTACCCAGGCCTGTATGTTAAAATAGACAGACCAAATTGGGTTCAGGTTGAGTTTACTGATGAAAATGGACAAACAAAACAAACTCGCCTAGAAGGTCTAAGTGCAAGATGTTTTTTACATGAACTTGACCATATGAACGGCAAAAAGTTTGTTGAGTATGTAGGCCCTGTTGCATTACAAATGGCAAGAAAAAAACAGGAAAAAATAATGAAGAAGGTTATTCGTAATAGAAAGAAATAATGGCTTATAGTTTTGACCCTAAAGATGATGTAGAAACACAATGGCAGAAATGGCAAGAACAAACGCCAATTAAGCCATTGTCTTTCACCGAAGATGAACTGCGTGATAGAACCATCAAAGAACTAGGCTATGTTTCACAAATGGATGTGAAAGAATATACCTTGTTTCAAAAGTGGTGTGAAGTGCAAGAAAAATACCCATCTATTGTAACACAAACATTATGGGGTGAAGAATGTCTGTTAGAAGATGAGGGTCAACGCCGGGCCATACAAGAAATCAAAAACAATTTTTGGATACCAAACGACCCTGATGCATACTTGGCATTAGAACCTGAGCTTGTATATGCCAATAAACAAGATAATTTACCTGAATTGTGGAATTGTATTCGCACATTTTCTTCTACGATGAAGAATAATTCCAACATTGGTCGCAATCTAAACTTTATTGTCAAAGATAAACCAACACAAAAATATCTTGGTGTTATTTGTATTTCATCTGACTTTTTAGATTTGACACCAAGAGATAACTTTATTGGTTGGAGTAGAGAAAAGAAAACACAAGGCGGTATGATTAACCATACTGCGATTGGTTCTACAATTGTGCCATTACAACCTCTTGGTTTTAATTATGTTGGCGGTAAATTGTTGGCTTTGCTTTGTTTAGCCACACCCATACAAGAACTATGGGAAAAACTATATGGTGATAAGTTGGTAAGTATTACAACAACATCACTTTATGGTAAAACAAAAGCTGGTGGGTTGTCCCAATACGATAATCTGGACTACTGGCAGCCAATGGGCTTTACCTCAGGTTCAGTATCGTTTGAACCATTGCAAGATACTCGTTACATGATTCGTGAGTGGTTGAAAGTAAACCATACACGAAAGTATTTTGAATGGTATGTAGCAAAGAAACCAAGTGGTCAACCGCATAAGCGTGACCACAAAAATCGTTCATTGTCTTTTGCTTATGCTAAGTTATCTGTGCCAAAAGAATTGATTCGTTCTGAACACGCAAGAGGCATTTACTTTGCACCTTTGTATGATAAGACCTGCGAATTTCTCCGCGGCGATAATGATGGCAAAGATATGAAAAAGTTGTTTAATACTGATGTAGAAAGCCTAAGTAATATATGGAAAGAGAAACACGCCAAACCAAGAATTAAACAGTTGGTTAAAAAAGGCAGAGTTTCTTCTGACACTCTTTTCTATGATGACCTTACCGTGTTATCATGGGAAGAAACAAAGGCTAAATATCTTATACAGGTTGGCAGATAAAACCTTTATGATTTGATTGTTTTCCTTTAGAAACATTTATCATACCACTCTGAAAAAGGCCATTCTCTTTACAGAATTTTGTTAAATTTTTTATTAATAATTTTGTTCCGTCAGGATAAGTAATTAACCATTCTTTAGAAAGTGTGTTTGCTATTTTTTGTTTTTGTGATTCATAATTAGGTATGCCTTTGTTCCAAGGTATTTTTCCTTTATTTGCTTCACTCTGTTTCTTTTTTGTTTCTTCGGATAGTTTTTTACCTAAGTTTATTTCTCGCAACAACTGTTTAGTAGAATCATCAAGTTTTTCACCTGGAATTCCACCATAAGAATGAAAAGCATCTTTAGGTATTTTTAATGGATTATTTTTACACCATTCACGAAGTTCAATAATAAATGGGTCATTTTTATTTCTCAAATAAATATCCATGCTGGCATAGTTCCTTTATGTTAGAGTGGGTGAGAACGGCAATTCTGCGACCCACACCTATTTATGCCTTAAAACTATTGACTTTTAGCATAAGTATTTGATATAATATCCTTTCATGCGGTGAGTCCGAGACAACCTACCCCCGTAGGCAGACAGGTTTAACTCCTGTTAACCGCTCCATTCATGTAAGTAAGTGGTCACTAACATAGACCTGGTATGCAATAGAAGGTGTTGTTTTTATGCAACAACCCTATTGACAAACCGGCCAAATGGTGATATAATGGTTAAATAATAATGAGTAAGGGTATTTCCATGTCGTTTACTGCCGAACAAAAATCACAATTAGCAAAATTACTGGCAACCGAGAATCTCACGGTTCAACACCAGAAAATTTCTACTGCACGGTTTGACACCAAAAACCGTATTCTATACCTTCCAATTTGGCAAAATATGACAGGTTTCATTTACGACCTGTTGGTCGGCCATGAAGTAGGTCATGCTCTCTATACACCAGCTGAAGGTTGGCATGATGCGGTAATGGACAATGACAAGAACAAAAACTACAAAAACTTTTTGAATGTTGTTGAAGATGCTCGTATTGAGAAAAAAGTCAAACGCAAATATCCTGGTTTAAATACCGCATTTCGTCTTGCATACCAAGAACTCAACAATCGTGATTTCTTTGGCATTAAGAACCGTGATGTGAATGAACTGCCATTTATTGACCGCCTAAATCTTTTCAGTAAATCGCAATGGCAAGCAACATGGATTAAATTCTCGGCTAACGAAGAATTGTTGGTTAAAGAAGTGCAAGCCGCTGAAACTTGGGCCGATGTTTTGCGTATTACTGAAAAAGTTTATCAGTATTCAAAAGATGAACAGCATGAAATGGCTCTTCAACAATTTGATGAAATGATGGCTGAAGGTGCTGATTCGGATGATGGTTATGATATGTCTGATTATGACAATGATGACTATGAAGAAGGTGATGGCGATGATGATGGTGGAGAAGGTGATGAAACCAATGAGATTGAAAACGGCGATTCTCAATCACAACACAACAAAGCAACCGATGATGAATTTGATTCTAATTCAGAAGAATTAGGCGATAACATTACACATGACAAAGAATCACACCC